GGGTTGCTCGAAAGGCATGACGGCGAGCCCGTCACGGTCGCGGCCGTCGCGGATACCCTCGGGGTGAACAAGAGCAGCGCCTCTAGGCGAGTCGGCGCGGCGCTACGGGGCGGCTGGCTGGTGAACCGGGAGCAACGCAAGGGCCGCCCGGCGGACTTGGACCTTGGCGACGCCCTGCCCGACAAGGCCGGGCTACCGGATCCTGAAGTGGTGGAGGCCGCGTTGCGCGGTTGCGCAACCGCAAACCGGGGCGCAACGGCCGCCGCAACCGGGCAAGCGTTTGGAACTAAACCGGTTTCGGTGACCGGTTGCACGGTTGCACCGTTAACCGATGGAAGTCATCAGGGGGGTGTTCCGGCGCCGCCCGTCGAGCCCAACGACAAGGTGACGGAATGGGCGGATGAGCTATGACGGCGGCCTTTGAGGTTCTCGAATTGGCGCGTCAGCACGGCATTGAAATGGTGCCGGTCGGCGACCGCATCCGGCTTCGCGCTCCGGTGCGACCGCCCACCGAGGTGCTTGAACAGTTGCGCGCCCACAAGACCGACGTGCTCGCGGCGCTCAACGCGAGGATCGCCGGGCGCTGGGGCGACGCCACGGAAGCCGTCACGTGGTTCATGTCGAGCGAGCCGCCAGGCGGGCCGTTCGTCCTGTGGCCTGGCGACCCGCCGCGCCGCGCTTTCGTCACCGTACTGCATCCCGAGAGGTTCTGGGGCGCGCTCAGGGCGGACGTGGCGGCTGGACCGGGCCGCGCCCGTGATATGTACGGCGCGGTGAGACGCGATGTGGCGCGGCTCTATTCGCTGTTTGGCAATCCAGCGGGGGCGGCGGCATGATCCGTGCTAATCATCGGCACGGTGGTATTCATAGCTTTGGCGAAGGGGGTGTGGTGATGGATTGGCGGGTCGAAGAATGCATGCGGCGGCTCAAGGAAGAGCGCACATTGATCGGTGCGATGCCGGAGCCGGTGCCTTAACGAGCCTTGGCCAGAGGAAGTGTGATGAGCCAGACCAAACCACTAACCCCGAAGCAGGAACGCTTCGCACAGCTCTACATCGAATTGGGCAACGCCAGCGAGGCGTACCGGCAGAGCTACGACGCCTCTCGGATGAAGCCGACGACCGTCAACCGCAAGGCAAAGGAACTGCTCGATAACGGCAAGATCGCGGCAAGGATCGAGGAACTGCGGGAGCAGCATCGAGCCCGCCACAATGTTACAGTAGACAGCCTGACCGACGATCTCGACGAGGATCGGGCGTTCGCCCGTGCCAAGGGGTCGCCGGCGGCGGCTGTAAGCGCGACGCTGGGCAAGGCAAAGCTACACGGGCTATTGAAGGACCGGCATGAACATACTGGGCCGGACGATGCGCCGATCAGGTTTACGCTTGATCTCGCCGATGATGGCGACGACACAGCCGCGTGAGGCTCGATACACGCGGCCGTGGATGTATGAGCGCCAGGCTGAGGCGTTCTTTCACGACCAACGGATAGGGCTCGTCGAGGCGAGCACGAAGTCGGGCAAGACGTTCGGCGGGCTTGTCTGGCTCGCCGAACACGCGATGCTGCGGGGCAGGCGCGGGCGAAATTACTGGTGGGTTGCGCCGGTGCATCGCCAAGCCATGATCGCCTACCGCCGGCTGAAACGAGCGATGCCGCGGCCGCTTTTCGCGGCCAACGACACCGAGCAGAAGTTGACGTTAGCGAACGACGCCGTGATATGGTTCCTCGGTTCCGAGAAGCCCGATAACCTTTATGCCGAGGATGTGTACGCCGCCGTGATCGACGAGGCGAGCCGGGTGCGCGAAGAATCGTGGCACGCCGTCCGCACGACGGTGACGGCGACCCGCGGGCCGCTCAGGATCATCGGCAACGTCAAGGGCAAGAAAAACTGGTTCTACCGGATGTGCCGGCGGGCGGAGAGCGGTGATGACGGGTTGCACTATAGCCGGATCGTAGCGGCCGACGCCATAGCGGGCGGCATCTTGGACGAAGCCGAGATTGAATTGGCCCGCGCCGACCTGCCCGAAAGCGTGTTTCGCGAGCTCTATCTAGCCGAGGCGAGCGACGACGAAGGCAACCCGTTCGGTATCGAGGCAATCCGCGACTGCATTGCGCCGATCTCGGAAGCCGCGTCTGTCGCCTTCGGTGTTGACCTCGCGAAGTCGGTGGACTGGACCGTGAATATCGGACTCGACGCCGCAAACCACGTCTGCCACCTGTCGCGGTTTCAGGCGCCGTGGCCCGAGACGACCGATCGCATCCGGCGCGAATGCGCTGAAGTGAAGACCCTCGTCGATTCGACCGGAGTCGGGGATCCGGTGCTCGATGCGTTGCAGAAAGAGGGCGGCGCGTTTCAGGGCTTCCAGTTCACCGCGCCGTCCAAGCAAAAGCTCATGGAGGGGTTGGCCCTCGCGATCCAAAGTGGACAGATCGCCTACCCCGAAGGGCCGATTGTTACAGAACTTGAGCAATTCGAGTATGAGTACACCCGAACCGGCGTGCGATACTCGGCGCCGGACGGGCTACACGACGACTGCGTGTGCGCCCTGGCACTGGCATGGCGGGCAGCCGCGGAGCCCAAAATACGTTGGAGGCCGGTCTGATAGGCTGGTTCACGAAGGCTCTCACGGCGATGCGCCATACCGGCGGGTCTCAGTTGCTCGCCGCGCTTCTGGCGCGCACCAAGCTCGACTACGCCCGTCCCCGTCGTTGGCCACCGCCGCGCCGAACAAACGACGCAAAGGAGGCTTTATCCTTCGCGCCGTGACCGCCGGCGCCGCGAGGCGTGCTTAGAATGGTTCAAGCGCCGTCGCGTTTGTGGGCGGTGTTGTGGACCGGCCGAAACGGCCTCCCAGGTAACGCAAGCAATTCAATAGCTTAAGCGTAAAGCATGGCGGTGTTGGTTTCCGTCGCCGCCAGGGGGCGAGCCGCCCCTCAGGAAGATCGAGACCGCTGGCGGCAGCTGCCCGCAACAGTGTAGATTGGGAGTTGGTCAAACCGATCCGACGGTCCATCGTGGGAGGTGAACATGGCTTTGCAGCTCATCAGCTCCGCGTTTTCCGAGGGTGACCGGATCCCGGCGCGGTACACCTGCGAGGGCGAAGACGCCTCTCCGCCGCTCGCCTGGTCGGGCGCGCCGGCCGGAGCGCGCAGCTTCGCGCTCCTGTGCGACGACCCGGACGCGCCGGCGGGAACCTGGCACCACTGGGCAGCCTACGACATCCCGGCGAATACTTCAGAGCTGGCCGAGGGCTATCCCACCGAGCCGCGCGTGGGCGCCGTCCGCCAGGCGATCAACGACTTCGGGCGGAGCGGCTATGGCGGTCCCTGCCCACCACCCGGCCACGGCGTGCACCACTATCACTTCAAGCTCTTGGCGCTCGAGGTGGAAACCCTGGAGCTGGGCGCCGACGCGCGCTGCCCGGAAGTTGCCAAGGCGGCCGAAGCCCACGTGCTCGCCCGGGCCGAGCTCATCGGCACCTATTCCCGCTGAGCGCCACGGCGACCTCCGACCGGCACCGTCAAGCCGTGCTGCTGACCGCCCACCGGTCAAAAGCCGCACCCCGAGGGCGGTTGTCTCGCCCGGGCACAACGACAACCGCTCCACGGACATTCAAACCGGAATGAACGGCGTCTCCGAACAGACGATACCGATCCTCTTGTTACCGATAAGCTTAAGAACCTCTCTCGCGCGTTGGCGCTGGTTTCGTTGTGGTCCCACGATGATACGAACGATGGGGAGGCGTTTCCTCTCGGGCAGGTCGTTGAGGATGATATACGCCGCTTGGTTCCCGCGCTTCTCCCGACTGTGGATCGGCTTAATGGCCTTTAGGGGTGGGTCGCCCTCTACTCTCTCCTTTTCGACCTTCCTGTAAACAGGACCAGGGATTGGGGAGGCTGCTAACCGCACCTCATTCTCTTCCTTGAACCCCCGATGCTTGAACCGGGTCACGGCATTGAAGAACGGCGGGAAAAAACCACCGACCGAAGGATCCTCGGCGCTTTCGGCCTGGGCGCCTATTGCGTCTACGAATCGTCCCAGAGCCTCAGACAGATCACCGAACTCGGTCTCAAATTTCTCCTCCTGGTCGTCATAGATGACGTCAGCGAGATAGAAGGCGGAGTATTCGTAGGTCTTCCGTTCTGTCTCAAGG